CTAGCCCGTTTTTCTTTCCGTGCGTGAATTTTGCGTGACTTTTTTCAAAGCCGCCTCACGCTTGAGACTCTCCAAGCTGATATTCCAGCGGTTCGCCTCGGTCTTGATCTTCTCCAGCGCCTCGAAGATCTCGACGATCTGCGCCATGCTGTAGTGCGCCGTCATGGACTGCGTGCTGTGCCACAGGATGTCCTTGTACAGCTCGAGGTAATGTGCGGCCGCTTCATCGAAGCGGCGGTCCATCCTCCGGACAACCGATTTTTCCCGGTTGATCCGGTCCATCTCCTGTGTCAGCCACGCTTCTGCTGACGCAAAATCAACGAAGCCACGTTGGAAAAGGCGCTCTCCCCGGTAGACCTTGTCGACGTTGTAGCCGGATTCCGTTTTCTGGATGCCGGCTGTTTTGGTGCGTCCCATTGATTTACTCCCTGAATTTCGCCAGGACGTTCGCCACCGGCGGCAATTTTATACTCTTCCCAGGCGGCATCCAGCTCGGGGCGTTCGTAGATCTTCGATGTGCCAGCTTGTGTGGGATGGCAGTGCGGGGCGATCTGCTCGTCGAAGAAGCGGCGCTTCACGCCGAGATAGGCCATTGCTTCGGCGGTCGTGTATGGCCGGGGTCCGTCGCTTTCAGGCACGGCTCGCCCTTGACATAGCGCGCGGCTACGACGCCGCCAAGGTCGGCCGCCGTACTGAAGGCTGGAATGCCGGCAGCGGCAGCGCGAATCTGGAAATCCTGCCGGCGGTCGCGCGTGTGCGGAACCGTTGCCGTGAAGTCGTGCGCAACAACGAGTACGCTGCCAAGGCAATCAACACGCTGACGGCCGCCCAGGTCGGCACGGGCGTTACGGCCAAGGCGCCGGACCAGCAGCTGTGGAACGACTGGTGCGAGTACTGCGACGCCGAGGGGCAGCTCGACTTCAACGGCAACCTCGAACTGTCGGCGCGCACGCGGCATGAGAGCGGCGCGGTCCTGATCAGGTTCCGCCAGCGTTACCCGGAAGATGGCCTGAAGGTGCCGCTGCAGATCCAGGTACTGGAGCCGGACCATCTCGACATCTACAAGACCGGGCCGCTCAACAATGGCAATTTCGCGATTGGCGGCATCGAGTTCAACAAGATCGGGCAACGCGTCGCGTACTGGCTTTATCCGGTGCATCCCGGCGATGTCGCGACATTCCGCGTCAACAGCCTCGAAAGCAAGCGCGTTCCGGCCAGCGAGGTCTTGCACTACTACCGCAAGCGCCGTCCCTCGCAAGTGCTCGGCATGCCGGAACTGGGCGTGTCGCTGCTGCGCCTGCGTAACCTGGCCGACTACGAGGAGGCGGAGCTCGTTCGCAAGAAGATCGAGGCCTGCTTCGTCGCGTTCGTGCGGACAGACAACGAGGTCAACCGCCTCGGCGACGCCAAGAAGGATGCGACCGGCCTTGGCGTCAACGAGAAAGTGTCGCCGGGGATGATCAAGTACCTGTCGAACACGGAAGGCGTCGATTTCGGCGCGCCGGCGTCGTCCGGAGGCTACGGTGAATACACATCGACACAGCTGCACGCGATCGCGGCCGGCGCCGGCGTCACGTACTCGCAGCTGACAGGCGATCTGTCACAGGTCAACTACAGCAGCATGCGCGGCGGCCTGATCGAGTTCCGCACGATGATGGCGCAGGAGCAATGGCTCGCGATGGTGCCGATGATGCTCAACCCGATCGCGCGGCGCTTCCAGGAAGCGGCGATCCTGGCCGGCGCGCAACGCGGACCGGTCAAGCCGTTCACCTGGACGATGCCGAAGCAGGAGTGGGTCGATCCGTTCAAGGACGTGATGGCCGTAAAGGAGTCCGTCCGCGGCGGCCTGCAAAGCCTCTCCGACGCGATCCGGGCGCGCGGCGATGACCCCGAAGCCGTGTTCGAGGAAATGGCCAAGGAGCGCGAAAAGCTGCGCGAGCTTGGCCTCGTGATCGATACCGACGCGGCGATCAGCGAGCGCCTGATCAGCCCGGAAACAACCGCGAAGCTGATCCAAGCCGAGTAACGCCGGATCCATCCGATAACCCGCCCGCCTGGTGCAGACCGGCGGGCATTTTCTTTTGTAGAGGACGACATGAAGCCGAACGACGCTCCGACCGAAGTGCTGCAGATTCCGATGATGACGCGCCTGGCTCCAGTGACCACAGTCGACGCCGAGTCGCGCACGGTCGAGCTGGTATGGACGACCGGCGCCGGCGTGATGCGTTACGACTGGTACAACGACCGGTACTACCTCGAGGAACTCAGCCTCGACCCGAAGCACGTCCGCATGGGACGCCTGCAGTCCGGGCGCGCGCCGCTGCTCAATACGCATTGGCGCTATGACCTAGCTGCCGTGATGGGCGTCGTCCGCGCAGCTTCACTCGAACAGGAGCAGGGGGTCGCAACCGTTGAGTTCTCCAAGCGCGAGGATGTCGAGCCGTTTTACCAAGACGTTGTCGACAAGATTATCGGCAACGTGTCGGTCGGTTACTCGGTCTACGAATACGACCGCATCCCGCCGTCAATGGATGGGCAGCCGTGGGTCTATCGGGCGATTGACTGGGAGCCGACCGAGATCTCACTTGTGCCGATCGGTGCCGATGCCGATTGCGGCGTGCGCAGCGCCGATCAGGATCAACCCGGAAAGCCGCCTGCTGGCCGTATGGCGCCGTGCAAGTTCAACACCCGCAGCAATGCTGTTTCTCAACCGCCGGCAGCCGCCGGTATTCAATCCAGAAAGGAAACCACCATGGAAGAAAACGTGACGGCGGCGCCGACCACAGCCGCAACTGACGCACAACTGGCCGCAGCGCGTGCGGAAGGCATTCGTCTCGAAGCCGAGCGCCAAGCCGGCATTCGCGAAGCCGTACGCCTCGGCGGTCTCGAGCCGGCATTCGCCGATCAGCTGATCGCCCGTAACGACGTAACCGCAGCAGAGGCCGGCATGGCTGTCCTGCGTGAGAAAGCCAAGCGCGACGAAGCGGTGCCCACACGCGCTGCGGCCAATATCGTCACCGTCAGCGACGAAACCGAAAATCGCCGTGCGTTCATTGCCGAAGCGATCGTTCATCGCCTGAAGCCGGTCGGCCAGATCAGCGATGGCGCTCGCCAGTTCCGCCATATGTCCTTGCTCCGCATGGCGGAAGAGTCGCTGGTGCTTGCCGGCGTCAACGTGCGCGGCCTGTCCGCTATCGAAATTGCTGGCCGCGCGATGCATACGACATCGGACTTTCCGGCCATTCTCGCGAACGTGCTCAACAAGCGCCTGCGCCAGGCCTACAACGAGTCTTCGCGCACCTATCAGCGCTGGGCACGTCGCGCGCCGAACGCGCCTGATTTCAGAAACATGCAGATCACGCAGCTCGGCGGCGCCCCGGACCTGCTTCCGCTCAACGAGGCAGGTGAGTTCAAATACGGCACCATCAAGGACGGGAAACAGACCTACAAGGTCACGACGCACGGCCGCATCGTTGCCGTCAGCCGTCAAACGATCGTCAACGACGACCTGCGCGCGCTGGATCGCCTAGTGTCCGCGTTCGGTTCTTCGGCGAGCCGTTTGGAAAACCGTCTTGTCTACAAGCAGCTGACCAGCAATCCGACCATGGACGACGGCGTCGTGCTGTTCCATACGGATCACAAGAATATCGCCAACGCTGCGGCGATTTCGGTCACGACGCTCGGCGAAGGCCGCAAGCTGATGCGTCAACAAAAGGGGCTGGCAGACGAGGAGCTGAACATCGTTCCGGCCTTTCTGATCGTTCCGTCGGCGCTCGAACAGGTCGCGTACCAGTACACCAGCGCGAACTACGTGCCGGCAAAATCGGCCGACACGAACGAGTTCCGCGCCGGCGGTCGCACAGCGGTCGAACCGATTGTCGAGCCGGTGCTCGATGCGACCAGTGAAACGCAGTGGTACATGGCATCCGACAGCGCCGAAGTCGACACCGTCGAGTATTGCTGGCTGGACGGTGCCGAGGGCGTCTGGATCGAAAGCGAGATCGGCTTCGATGTCGACGGCATGAAGGTGAAGGCGCGTCACGACTTTGCCACGACCGTTGTCGACCATCGCGGATTGTTCCGCAACGGTTAATCGCCGGCGCAGCTCGAATGCAAGCGTCGCCATGCGGCGCTGTCAGCTCATTCGCTTCTCATCTCTATTTGTGAAAGGTTTGACATGAAAAACTTCATCAAATCCGGCTGCACGGTTACGTTGACCGCGCCGTACGATGTCACCAGCGGCGACGGCTTCCAGGTCGGCGCCATCTTTGCGGTAGCCGCCTACACTGCTGCGTCCGGTGCCGATGTCGAAGGTTGCCGTGAAGGCGTCGTCACTTTGAAGAAAACTTCCGCCCAGGCCTGGACCCAAGGCCAAAAGATCTACTGGGACAACTCGAACAAGCGCTGCGACTCTGACAGCACGGTCGGCATGCTGATCGGCACGGCGCACGTTGCTGCGGCGAATCCGTCCTCGACCGGCGAGGTCATCCTCAACGGTGCAGCGCCGTCGACGGCGGAAGGCCCGCAAGCCGCGATCACCAGCCTGACGGACAACACCGGCGGCACTGCGAACGACACGCTGACGGCGCTGGGCGGTCTGACCACCCTGACCGACAACACCGGTCTGAGCGGCAGCCATGACGATACGCTCGCGGCCACTTCCGTGCCGGCCGATATCACCGGCGGCGACTCGCCGACCGAGGCCGAACACAATGCGGCGCTGGCCGTGATGCGCGTCATGGCGCAGAACTCGAGCGACATTGCGCAGAAGGTGATCGAGGCCGTCGCCGATATCGAGGACTGCCGCAACAACTTTGCCGATGTTGCGGCAAAGCTCAATGCGATCCTGACCGCGCTGCGTAACGCCGGCATTATCGCCACCTAACCGGACCGGGCGGGGTAACCCGCCCGGTGGCCTCGATGACATTCGATTCCTCCGTCTTCTTTCAGGCGTTCAAGACCTCCGGCATGCTAGCCGAGGTGACGTACCAGCCGCCAGCAGGCGCTGCGGTCATATTCATGGCCGGCTTCGTGCGCCCGGCAGAAATCGTCCTCGACGGCATGGTTCATACGACCGACTTCACGATCGAGTACCAGTCGAAAGACGTAACGCTACAGCGTGGCAATCAAGTATCCGTCAAGGAGCCGGGGGCCAGCGTGGCGGAGACGTACAGGGTTCGCGCCACGCCGGCCGCGAAGGGAGACGGATTCTTTACTGTGGCATCCCTTGAGAAAGTATCCCCATGACGACTCTGCGTGAAACGTTCGTTAAGCAGATTCTGGACTTGCAGACGCCTGCGCTGGTCGCGATCAACGCCAAGACCGAGCGCTCGCTGAAGGCTGCGATCAGCGCCGAGGATGGCGACACGCTCGTCGTGCATCGCGGCGCGGAAGAATTGCGCGATCAGGTCTTAGGCGCGACCGATTGTTTTGTCGAGATTCTGTTGAGCGTCGTGACGCATGACGATGCACCTGATGCGGCGGCTGATGCGGTGATGGAAGTTGCGCATCCCATTGTCATGGCATACACGCACGGCGCCATCATCGATATCCAGCAGGGCAATACCGATGAACCGAAGTACACCAACGGTCGCGCTTGCGTGGTGACGACGCACTATCTCATCCATTACCGGCGCAGTGAAAGCAGTCTGTCCGCGTAGATCTGCAGTTCCCCGAAGCGCCGCCGGCGCTTCTTTCTTTTCAACCTTCTGTTTTATGGAGACGCCCATGAGTGATACCCACGGCGCCGGCGGCAGCTATCTGATTACCGACGATGGCGTACGTCAGCTGGTTCATCGGACCAAGGAAAAGGCGGACGCCCACGAAGTTGAGGCGGCCAAGGAAGACGCGGTCAAGGCAGTTGCCAAGCCCGCAAATCAGGATCAACAACCGGCAGCACCGAAGAAGTAATCGGTCCCTGACGCCCACTTCAAGGAGTAAGAAAACATGCCTCTTCGCACACGCAAACGCTCGATCCTGTCGAAGATCGAGGCCATTTATGGCACTGACCCGACGCCGACCGGTAGCGCCAACGCGATCCGGGTGATGAATCTTGACATCAATCCATTGAAGTCCGAGCTGGTGCCGCGAGAAAGCATCAAGCCGTACTTTGGCAACGACGAACAGGTCCTCGCGGCTTGCTATTGCGAGGTGTCCTTTGAGGTTGAGGTTGCCGGATCCGGGACCGCCGGCACTGCGCCTGCGGTCGGTCCGTTGCTGCGCGCCTGCGCGATGTCAGAAACGATCCTCGCCGCCGCGCATACCGGCACTGCGCAAGCCGGTGCGACTGCGACGATCACCTTGGCGAACACTGGATCGGCCGTCGACGATGCCTATGCAGGCATGACGATCCGGACGACAGGCGGCACTGGCAGCGGTCAATCGCGCTTGATCAAGTCCTACAACGGCACGACCAAGGTCGCGACGGTCTGGCTCGACTGGACCACGCCGCCCGACGCGACGACGACCTATTCGATCGACGCCCAGGTAATCTACCGTCGCATTACCGACTCGATCGAGTCGATCACGCACTACGTCAACTACGACGGCGTCTTGCACAAGCTCGTCGGCGCCCGTGGCAATGTAGTCACGAGTTTGCCATACAAGCGGATTCCTACCTTCCGCTTCAACTTTACCGGCCTGTTCGTGGCGGTAGCCGATGCCGCATCGCCGAGCGTCACGCTCACGGCCTGGAAGAAGCCGCTGGCGGTCAACAACGTCAACACGACCGGCCTGATGGTGTCCGGCTACAGCAGCGCAGTCATGTCCGACTTTTCGTTCGATCTCGGTAACCAGGTCGTGTTCCGCTCGCTGCCGGGTGGCTCTGAAACCGTGCTGATCACCGACAGCAAGCCGTCCGGTTCGATCACGCAGGAAGCGACGCTAGTTGCGAACAAGGACTGGTGGACGGCGATCAAGAACGTGACGCTCGGTCACTTCTCGGTCACGCACGGCACGGCGGCCGGCAACAAGGTCAAGATCGACGCGCCGCAGATCCAGCTGACCGAGCCGGCCTACGAAGACATGGACGGCATCCAGATGCTGAAGACGAACTTGACGCTTCTGCCGACCTCCGGCAACGACGAACTCGTGATCGCGTTCCTGTAACCGAAGCGTCACATACCCGGGCGCAAGCCCTCAACTTGCACCGACCCGGCTCGCCTCGCCCTTCGCGGGGCGGGCGGGCTGGGCACGGGCATTACCTCCCCGCGAAAGGAAGTACCACATGTTCATCATCCGCAAAACCGCTCCCGACGAAATCGAATGGCCGGTGTCGGTCGAAATGCCGGCGTCTGGCGGTAGCACGCGCAAGTACGAATTTATGGGTGTCTTCAAGCGCCTGAACGGCGACGAAAAGGATGCGCTCGACAAGGAAATCGAAGCGCAAGCGGAGAACGACGGCAGCGTCGACTGGCTTGAACAATACCTGACCCGCACTATGAAGGTCATGGTCGGCTGGAAGGATGTCGTCGACGAGAACAAGGAACCGCTCCCGTACACCCGCGAGACGTTGCGTGCGGCCGTGCGCGCGCCCAGTGGCGCGGCGTTCATTGCCGCCGTCAATCGTGCGATCGCCCAGCTGGAGCACGGAGCAAAGGCAAAAAACTGAAGGAGGCCGCGCGTTTCTGGGCGCGCGGCGATCGCCACGAAGGACCAGAGATCGAGGAAGACCTCGCGCTATTTGGCGTCTCGGACGAGGAGGCGGACGCCTGGCTCGATGCCAATGGTGAGGACGAAGACGAAGAGCAGTTCGAAATCTGGCCGGAAAACTGGCCGACCGTGCAGGTCTTCCTCGCCATGAGCACGCAATGGCATCGCGTCGTCGGCATGGTCGGCGCGTTCTACGAGGGCTTGAGGTACGAATCGTTCCGCGAGATCCGTCTCGGGCTCGGCATTCGCATCAAGGATTGGCCCGAGATCTTCCGCGGTGTCCAGGTCATGGAAATGGCCGCCAAGGAAGTGCTCAACGACCGGAAAGAACGGTAATCAACGGGGACCCGCAACATGGCTTTCACGAAGAAAGTAGGCAAGCTCGTCGTCGACATGGCGGCCGATGTTGCCGCTCTGCGCGGCGACATGGCCTCCGGCGCGAAGGCCGTCGAGGATGGCTCGCGTCGGATCGAGTCCGCCGCTGGCATCGCGAAGGCCGGTTTGGTCGGCATGGCGGCGGCGCTCGGTCCGATCACGTTCCACCAGATGATCCGTGGCGCCGCTGATGCGATGGACGCGGTCGACGAGCTATCGAAGAAACTGTCGATCAGCTCCCGCGCCCTGCAGGAGTACGCCTACGCCGGCAAGCTGTCCGGCGTCCAAACCGACGACATGGCTGGCAGCCTGAAAAAGCTGCAGGTGACGATGCTCGAATCGATCAGCGGCGGCAAAGAGCAGGCGGCCGTGTTCAAGGCGCTGGGCATCGCCGTGAAGGACAACAACGGACTCATGCGCACCGCCGGCGCCGTGCTCGAAGATGTCGCCGACGTATTTGCCCGCATGCCGGACGACGCGACCAAGACGGCCCTTGCAATCAAGCTATTCGGCAAGAACGGCGCGGAGCTGGTCGGCTTCCTGAACCAAGGCAGCGTCGGCATCAAGGACCTGCGCGAAGAGGCGCATGCCCTCGGTGCGGTCCTGGAGGACGAGGCGCTCAAAGCTGCCGCGGACTTCAACGACCAGCTTGACCGCCTGCAGACATCTGCACACGGCGCGCGCAACGCGATCGTCGCGGATCTGCTGCCGCCGATCAATGACCTGATCGAGCGCTTCATTCAGGGGCGTAAGGCCGGGATGGGCTTCTGGGAAGCGGCCATGTCCGCAGGTTCGACCACGGTCGGCCGTGCCATGGGTCAAAGTTACGGCGACATGATTCGCGAGATCGATCGCGACATCGAGAACCTGCGCACCAGCACGAACCCGTTCGCGCTTTTCGGGGGCGACAACAGCAAAGAGTTGGCCGCGCTCGAACGCAAAAAAAAGGCGATGCAGGCGATGCAGGCACTTCGTGCGCTCGAGGGCGCTGCGAACGGTGCGTACGAGGACCAGAACGACCGCCGTTTGCGACCGGCGCCGCTCAACCTGTCGATGCCGGATGTCGGCGCCCAGGACGAAGCCTATCGCGCCGGCATCGCCAAGCTCGAAGGCGCCTACCGGATCGCCGAGAACAACCTCAAGACGCACCTGGACATCCTGCAGTCGCAGTACAACCGCGGACTCGTCGGCGACCGCCAGTATCTGGAACAGCGGTACCAGCTCGAACGCGAGGCCCTGCAGAAGCAGGACGAGCTACGCAAGCAGGAAATCGCCGCCGCTTCGAAGCAAGGCAAAACCGATGACGTTGCGAAATACGTTGCAGAGCGCAACGATATCGCGAACAAGCTGCGGGTACTGGAGGAGCAGATCGCCGAGCGTCGTGCAACGTTGGAAACGCAGCTGCAGCAGCAGATCATCCAGATCGAGGCTGACGGCTTGAAGAAGCGCGGCCAGTTGAGCGACGCCTACGTCGCCGAGTTCCAGGCGAAGTACGCGGCGACGATGAAGCGCGCGCTGCTCGACGGCAATCAAGAGCTCGTCGACGCCTTGACTGAGCTCTATCAAAGCGGCCTGTCCGAGGCGCAGTTCAACGAGACCAAGGCGCGCTTCGAGGAGGCGTTCACACAGCTCGGCATCGAGATTGAACGTGTGCATTCGATCGCCGAGGCGGACGGCGGCATCGTCGCCAAGTTCAACGCTGCCGGCATGGCCGATGAGATCCGCGACAAGGCACTACCGCAGCTGCAGAAGTTCGCCGACCAGCTCAAGGAAATCGCCGAGGAATCCGGCAATCTGGGATTGAAGCGCCAGGCGGCCGAGCTCGGCCGCACGCTCGAACGCGAGGCGCGCAAGACTGAGTCGGTCTGGAAGGACACGGTAAGGAGCATCGAGGGGGATTTCCGCGATACATGGCGCGCGGCATTGAGTTCGAATGGCGACGCTTGGGACGATCACCTGCGATCGCTGCGGGACAAGTTCAAGCTGAACGTGATCGACGCTATCTACGACATGCTCGCGCGGCCGTTCGTCATGCGCTTGGTCGCGACCACATCCGGCTCATTTGGTTTCAATGGAATTGCCCAGGCGGCGTCGGGATCCGGCGGCATGAGTGGTATGGGCGGCATGCCGAGCCTGGATTGGCTGACCGACTTTGGTGGTTCCGTGACATCGACGACCGCCAACATGGCCAACTGGTTCATGAACAGCGACATCCAGGTGTTCAAGGACATCGGGAACGTGCTTGGATCAAATGCTGCGTCGATTGGCGAAGCCGCCAACGGCATCGGCGCCGCCATGAGCTACATCAACGCGTTGAAGGCCGCCAAGGATGGTAATTGGGGGCAGGCGGCCGGTACCGCGATCGGACAGTATTTCGGCGGGCCGATCGGGGCATTCGTCGGCAACAAGATCGGGTCGTGGGTCGACAAGAAATTCGGTGGTGAGGAGCGCGGCGGGGCGCAGTATGGCTATAAGTTCGACAATCAGACGCTGTACAACAATCGCCGCGGATCGGCCGTCGCTGGTGCCGCTCCCGGTGTCAACTTCCTAGAAGGACCGAGCGGCGGCGAGATCGCGAAGGATGAGGTGAAGGGGGCAATCGCCGGCGCCGTCGATACGATCAATGCGTATCTCAAAGGCCTCGGATCGAGTGCGACGCTGACGGGATTTCAGGCTGGCCTCGAAACGAGCGACAAGGGGCGCGGCGGCGTGTTCTCGGGCGGTACGCTGTCCACCGGCGTGACCTTCGGCGAATCCGGCCGTGGCGACAATTATGCCGGGACGTTGTTCGAGAAAGCGAGTACGCAGTCTCCGGACGCAAAAACGGCTGTGATCAACTTCATGGCCGACCTCAAGCAGGCAACCGTGCAGGCGCTGCAGGCCGCGACCGACATCCCGAAGTCGATCGCCGAGCAACTGCGCAGCGTCGATGCCGAGAAATTGACCGAGGAAGAGGCTTCCAGCTTGCTCGCTGGCATCGGCGCGCAGATCGCGGCGGTCAATCAGTTCCGCGACGCGATCTCGGCATTGCCGCTGGCCTCGCTGCGCGATTTGAGCTTCGATGCGGCAGCTGCACTTCTCAAGTTCTCGGGCGGGGTGCAAAACCTGACAGCCGGCATGCAGGCGTACATCCAGAACTTCTACTCGGAACAGGAGCGGATGGATGCACTGTCGCGTTCCGTTCAGGATCAATTGAAGGCCGTCGGCTATACCAACATCACGACCAAGGAGCAATTCCGGGCCGCAGTCGACGAACTGGTCAGGAGCGGCGCGGTCCTCACCGAGGAGGGAGCCAAGGCGTACGCCACGATGATGGGCGTTGCGAGCGCGTTTGCCCAGGTCGCGGACTACGCCAAGAAAGCAGCAGACGAAGCGATCGACAGCGCACGACGCCAGGCAGAAGAGACAGCCCGCGCCCAACAGGAGGCGCAGCAGCAAGCGCAGCGGGTCGCACAAGAGGTTCTGGAGGCTGCTCAAGAGCAGGCCCGCCGAAGCCGGGAAGAGGCACTTCGTGATGTCGAGGAAGCCTACATTCGCGAGCGCGACCTCCTGCGGGACCGTGCCCAGCGGCTCGATGAGTTCGCGCGATCGCTGAGATCGTTCAACGACTCGCTGCGGACTGGTGCCTTGTCGCCGCTGTCGCCGATCCTGAAGTATCAGGAGCTCAAGGGGCGCTTCGACAAGACGTATGCGATGGCGCTGGCCGGGGATCCGAACGCGCAAGGACAGCTACAGGCGGTGGCGCAAGAGTTCCTGGAGGCGTCCCAGGTCATCAACGCGAGCTCGGAGGCCTACGTTCGCGACTACGACGCCGTGACGGCGGCGATTGAGAGTGCGGCACAGGCAGCCGCCGCACAGGCGGACATGGCACGTAGCGAGCTGGCGCTGCTCGAGCGGTCCGTCGCCGGCATCCTGGACCTGAATCAGAACTTCATGAGTTTGCGCCAGGCGATCGAGAGCTATCTCGCGGTCGATCGCGCAACGGCTGGCTTGACCGGCGTTGGCAACACCGCTGGGAATTCCAGCCTGCAGCAGGTACGTCAGTACGGTGCCCAGTACGGCATGGATGCGTATTACCTGATCCAGGGCGTCAACGACTTCGGTGCCAAGCTGGAGGTGGCGCAACGAACGGCGCAGGCATCCGGATCGGGCGCGCTGAATTTCGGCGCGCACTCGATGGACTACTGGGCCAACGTACAAGCGTTGTTCGACGCCGGCCGGAACCCGACGGCATCGCAGTCGATCAATGAATCGATATCGGCGGCCAGCAAGGCGGCCGTCGAGTCGCTGTATGGCGAGCTGTTCAATCGGCATAGCGACGCCGGCGGCCTGTCCTACTGGTCGGCAAAGCTCGATATGGGCACGGCGACGATTGACGACATTCGCGCGTCGATGCTGCAGTCGGCTGAGTACATGCGTCTGCACGGCTCGCATGCAAGCGGGCTTGATTACGTACCGTTTGATGGATACCGTGCCGAGCTCCACCGCGGCGAGGCCGTGCTGAGGGCGTCCGAGGCCAGCGAGTACCGGTCCGGCCGTAACAGTAAGGATGTCGCGGCGGCTCTGGAACGCCAAAGCGCGGCAATGGATCGGCAGACCGCAGCGATCGACCGGCTCGTCGGTGCCGTCGCGACCGGGCAGGGAGGACTGTCGGAGGACATCCGCGACATGCTGCAGCACTTGTCGTTCGTGATGGGCAAGAGAAAGGCGGTGATGGCATGAGCGACTTGATCGTCCTGTTGGAAATTGATGGCTACAACAAGGACACCAGCACCGTCGAGACGCTGCGCTTCTGTTCCGGCCTGGCGTATCGCTTGCGCCCCAGCGAGACGCCAGCAAACGCGCTATATCGGCCATTCCTGATCGACGCCGGCTGGACGCGGGTCGACGTGTTCAACAGTCCAGGCGACTACGGTCACGTCACACCCGGGCGGATCGTCCTTGACGATTCGAGCGGAGCGCTGGGCAAGTCGCTCGTGAACTATGCCTTTGACGGCCGCAAGATCGTGCAGCGGATCGGGCTACGCGGCGCCGCCTATCCGGGCGGGTTCACGACGATCCTCAACGGCACGGTCGACGGTCCTCCGGCGTTCGGCAACCGCCGGATCGTCTTTCGTCCGGCCGACCTGACGGCCTCGATGTGCAGGCCGCTGCAGACGCTACGGTATGCGGGCAACAACACGCTGCCGAACGGGCTCGAAGGCGTCGATGACTTGAAAGGTCGGGTCAAGCCGATCGTGTTGGCGCTGGCGTCGAACATGGAACCGATCCTCGTCAACACGTCGAAGCTGATTTACCACGTCTCGATTCCACTGGGATCGTCGACGCACACGGTCAGTGCGGTTCGCGACAAGGGCGTCCCGCTGACCGCCGATCCGGCGTACGCGAATGTGACAGACCTGCTGGACGATACCAAGGCGCCGGCAGCCGGAAAGTACAAGGTCTTGTCGACGACGACCGACGGCTGCTATATCCGCGTCGGTCAATCGCCGATCGGTCAGCTCACGCTCGACGCCGCCTATGGCAACGCCGCCGCTCGGACGCACGCGCAGTGCTGGAAGCGCGTCCTCGAACTGTTCGGCGGCGTGAGTGCTTCCGACATCTCGTCTTCGGACGTAACCGCGCTCGATACCGCCCTTGCCGGCGAGATCGAATATGCATTGTTCGACGAGGTCAAGATCGAGGACGTATTGCGCGAGATCGCCGAGAGCGCTGGCGCCAGCTGGTACGGCGATTCGACTGGCGTGCATCGGCTGCAGCAATGGGCGACGCCGAGCGGTCCGGCTGTCGAGACGCTGACCAAGCTGCGCAACGAGAAAAGCGAACTCGTCGATCCGATCGGCAATGGCGATATCGCGCCGGCGTACCTGGTCACGCTGTACTTTGGGCGCAACTGGACCGTGCAGCAGGATGCGAATCTCGGCGGCGACAAGACCAATCCCGGGACCGATACTGTGCGCGCGCCGGGTGGTCGTGCCGCGTTGGCCGCCCGTAACTGGCTGGCGCAGGAATACCGGAAAGTGTCCGCGACGGACACCAGCGTCAAGACAGCACACCTCAATGCCGTCGAACTGACGATGCGCTCGCTGCTGAACGACCAGACGCAGGCGCAGGCGTTCGTGGATGCCCAGCTGGCGCTGTACAAGGTCGCGCGGCACATGACCGAGCTAGTCGTCTGGCTGTCGCAAACGCAGCTCAACACGATCCGCGTCCGCAGTGTGGTCACGGTCAAGGATTCCTATTGGAACTACGACAGCGGCCGTCTGATGCGCGTCGCCGGCATTCAGCCGGACATGGAAACCGGAAAGACGCTTTTGAAATGCTGGGGATGAAATGGCCAATCCGAAGTTTTGTTATCCGAACTGGACCCTGCCGTCGTCGATCTACACGCCGACCTTGACCGGTAGTGGCTGGACCGACCTCGCGAAGCTGCAGGGCGACGTGTTGTCGGAGATGGCGCGCTATCCTGGCGTCAATCCGGCCAATACGAAGGTTGTTATCGATCTGGCGACGACACGGGCGATCGAGATCCTCGCGTTGCCTTTCCATAACGCGAAGCTTGGCGACAAAGCGCGCATTGAAGTCGCGACCGATGCGGGATTCACGAGCATCGCACTTGATACCGGATTCAAGGAGTTTTTCGGCGAGATCTACCCTTACGGCACACTTCCATGGGGAAGCGAGAACTGGCTCGACGGCCAAATGACCGAGGAGCAGGCGGCTGGACGCCGAATCCCATGGATACACGTTGCGTCGGAGCCGGTCCTCGGCCGCTACCTGCGCGTATCGCTCGACTTTTCGACGAACTCCGACGGCTACGCGGATCTGGGCCAAGTGATCGCCTCGCCGGCACTGACGCCGGTTTATAACGTGTCGTATGGTGTCTCGGTGCCGTTCTATCGAGATCCTTCCGTTAAAACGCGATCGCGCGGCGGAGTCCAATTTGCCGAGAAGCATGAGAAGTACCGGGTATGCAGCATGCAGCTCGACTGGCTCGGTACCGACGAGCTGTATGGACAGTTCTTCGAGTTCGTCAGGGAGTACGGCGTCAGCAAGCCGTTTTTCTTCATCTACGACTCGGATGCCGCGACGGCCATCCTGAAGAAGCAGAGCTTCATGGCGGTGGCGGAAATGATCGGCGATCCCAAAAATCGGCTGCACGACACCAACTCGTTACCAGTCGATATCAGCGAAACCTTCTGAGGACATAGCATGCCATTCACTTTTACCATCAACGGTCACACGTACACGAGCGACCCGGCAAATGTCTCGGTGCCGGACGGTTATCGGTTCATCAAATACGGCTACATCACTGCGCTCGCGAATCTGGCGCAGGATATCGTCGCTGTGATGACACAGGCGATTGCGGATACGACGGCGTCCGCCGCCGCTGCGGCGGCAAGTGCGGCGACTGCGGCCGCTGCGCCTGGCACAAGCGCGACATCGACTACGTCGCTGTCGATCGGCACGGGTACCAAGACATTGACGATCCAAACCGGCAAGTCGATCGCAGTAGGTGCGAAGATGCTCGTTGCGCGTACGTCGGACGTGACGAAGTGGATGTTGGGCAGCGTCGTGTCGTACAACAGCAGCACGGGCGAGCTCGTGCTGACCGTTGGAACCGGCGACACGAGCGGGTCGGGAACCTATACCGATTGGACAGTGAGCTTGTCGGGTCCGATGGGAACGTCGACCAAAATACAGAACGTGGTGACCGGCACGTCAAATATCAACCTAACGAGCACTCCGACGTTCGCCATTTTGACGCCGACCGCGTACGGCGCGTGGTTCAAGCTACCAGATGCCACTGGATGTGGAGTGAGCGGTACGCCGCTCCATGCGTTGAAGAACAACAGTGTGTATCCGGCTCGCGTATTGAACGACAGCGGGACGCTGCTCGGCTTCGTGCCGCCGAAAACGACGCTGTACGCATCCTGTGAAAACAACGGCAGCGCGGCCGGTGTATGGGACATTCCCGGGATTGAACTCTACGGTGCCGCTGCCCAGTTGCTGACCGCAAATCTACGCAGTAACGTAAAGGTCACAGCGCTAAATGCGAATGAAGATGTCATTTTCGGTACGAATTCGAGCGGGCATCTCTACGCTACCGTCTACAACAAAAGCACGAATCAATGGGGTGCCGTGACGGCAATCCGTGCCGCAAATATCGGCGCGAATTATGGCGTTTGCACATGCGCAGCCGACAAGGTTCTTGTTGTATCCGCCACCACTTCGACCACGAATTTCGAATCTGTCGTCATTACCATTGCGGGCGGCTCGGTCTCGGCGGTCGGTACACCGGAACCGAAAACGCTCTCTGCCAATATTTCGAATTTTGTCGCCGGTTCGGAATTGCAGGAAATTAATGGCGCTTATGTTACGTCCTACATCACCGCGACGCCGACGCTCGAACTGCGTTCGATCGCCGTCAGTGGGACGACGCCCGCAGCAAGCAATGCGACGACGTTATCCGGCACGGCTGGCGGTCATGTCAGCGGATCGGGCACCGTTGCCGTGGTCGCGTCGTATGAATCGGGCTCCGTTCATGTTAAGCCTTACACCATATCTGGTTCGACCGCGCCAGCCGTCGGCACGGGCGTTACCGATACCGTGACTGGTGCCGGTACGATTCGTCATTTCTCGAAGATGTCCTCGGGACGATGGGCCATTGTCTATGACGACAACTCGCAATTGATCGGTGGGTTCGCCTCGCTAACGGGTACGACGGTCGCGACGAGCATCGTAACGATCTTCGGCACTCCGAATTTTTCCGACGCGATCCAAGTCGGCGCGAACAAACTGCTCGTGACGACAAGCGACAACTCGCAGCCATGCTACAACCTCGTGAACGACAACGGCTCGGGCACGGCAAGTCCGGGCACCGCAATTGATGTCGAGGCCGCAGGTTTGAGCCGTCATTGCCTGTATGTCGACGGCACGAACGTTTGCGTATATGCGGCAAGTTCGAATACGCAATACGTCAACGTTATCAACTGTTCCGGCGCGAGCCCGGTATTGTCGCGAACTACCGGGAACATGAATTTCACCGCAGGCTATATCCCGACCTGGTCGCTGGCAGATACCATCGGCCGGCGCAATCCATTGGGCCTTTATGGCACCAAAGCGGCATACCGCATGCCGTCGAATAGTTCACCGATCAATATCAAGATTGTCGACGGCGTGCCGTTGACCGAGGCGCGTAACGGATTTTTCGGTACGAGCAATCACAGGGGAAGTGCGGCTAATACCGCATGGATCACCGATCAATCGACCATGATCACCAAAATGGAGTGCGTAGCATGAGCGTACTGATTCTCGAAAATGGCGAGGTAATTGGCCCGTTCAAAACCATTGAACCTTTGGAAGATCGTTTGCGCTGTGACGGTGTGGACTATCCGTTTACGGTAATCGGTGAATACACGATCGATGAAAACGACGGCCTGGCGCCTGTAGAAGCAAGACCGCCGATCGTTCCGTTAATCGTTCCAAGCCGTAAGGCCTTCAAGATCATGAAACGGACCGAGTACAGTCCGGGCCTGTCATGGTACGACCATATCATCGCCACGATCGAGGCGATTCCAGACCCGCAGCAGCGCGAAGATGCGATGACCGACTTCATGAAGTCCCTGTACTTCGAGCGGTATAGCGTGCAGACGTTGTCGATCGGCGCGTTGGCTGGTCTGTCGATAGCGCAGCTCGACTGGTTCTTCATCGAGGCAGATAAACTGCCGTAATCATTTCGTTCTTGTCCAAAGGGGGCGATGATGCGGATCGCGTTCTACAAGGGAAAACAGCGGTTATTCAACCGCTTCGTCTGCTGGTGGACCAATGGCCCGTACTCGCACTGCGAGGTCGTGTTCGATGCCGGTCCGGGGCTCGTGTCGCCGGCATTGTGTGCGTCGTCGTCTTTCATGGACGGCGGCGTCCGTTTCAAGGTGATCGATCTGGACCCAGAGAAATGGGACGTGATCGATGTGCCGGCGCTGAGTCAGGAACAGGCCTACCGTTGGTTCCATGAGAACGAGGACGCCGGCTACGACCTCATCGGGCTGCTGTCGACATCGTTCCCTATTCGGCATTCCATGTGGCGCTATTTCTGCAACGAGGCAGTCGGTGCTGCAGGGGGATTGCAGGACGCCTGGCGCTTTAACCCGACGAGTTTCGCACGGGTATGCGAGCTGCTTGGCGGCCGATGGATACAAGGCGGTCCACCTTGGGTCGTCAACGCCCCGAGCTATCAACTGGCCGCCTGATGGCGGCCTTTCTTTTTTTCGATAGGAATCGCATGAGCGGCCCGCAAATCGACTGGAGCAATCCATTGGCATGGGTGGCCGGCGCTGCCGGTGCCCTGTACACCATCCTGCGGATTTTGAGGCGGGACACCCGCAATGACCGGCAGGAAAAGCAGCTCGACGAAGCCGTCGAACAGATCATCAAGAACCTCCGCGGCGAGGTCGAGCGCCTGACGGCTCGCGTCGCCGCCATGGAAACCGAAATCGTGCAGCTGCACGTCGAACGTGCCGAGTTTCACGAAGAGCGCGCCCAGTGGATGGAAGAGCGGGCGGAACTGAGCGCAAGGCTGGCCGAATGCCAGGCGGCGCATAAGCAAGCAGGACTTTTTTGAGGGAGTACGACTATGTTGAGCAAACTGCGTTCGATCTTGAAGAGCAGGCGTCTGTGGGGTGTCTGGATCTTTCCGGTGCTGGTGATCACCTGGCTATTCGGCACCGATCCGAACAAGGATGGAGCGTCGACGTACTCGATGCTGCAGGGTATTGCAACAGGCCTGCTGGTCGTCACGTGTACCCATGTGGCGCGCAAGATCCTCTTCGACTATATCGAGCTCGAGGAGTTCGTCAGGGAAGCGAAGCGCAGCCCGACTGGTGCCGGCCTCGTCGTGCTCGGAGTGCTGATCTTCATGCTCGGTTTGCTGTTCGTCTTCGCGCCTCGGGCGCATGCGCAGGATGTTCGCGCCTACGTGCCGGCCGGCGCATTCAAGTACGCGCCAATGCTCAAGGCCGAGCAGCTCCGCATCTGGTCGGATCATCCGATGCCGTCGGCGCTCGGTGCCTTGGTTGAGCAGGAAAGTTGTATCAGCCTCAAACATTCGCGGTGCTGGGATCCGGAGGCGCGGCTGAAGACGGACAGGGAGGAGGGAGCCGGTTTCGGCCAGATCACGCGCGCCTATCACGCCGACGGCTCGATCAGGTTCGACGCGCTCGATACGGTGCGGCGGCTGGATCCCGGGCTGTCGCAGTGGTCATGGGACAACGTGTACCGCCGGCCGGATCTGCAGCTACGCGCCTTGGTGGTGATGAACTACGACTGTTACCGGCGGATCAGCCGCCTGGTCGACGACAAGGATGTGCGGATCCAGATGTGCGATGCCGCCTATAACGGCGGCTGGGCCGGACTGCAGCAGGAACGCCGCGCATGTGGCCTGCGATCAGGCTGCGACCCGCAGCGATGGTTCGGGCACGTCGAGGCGACTTGCCTGAAGTCGAAAGTTCGCTGGCGAGGCTATGGCAAGAGCGCCTGCGAGATCAATCGCGAGCATGTCGAAATGGTGACGGTGGTGCGTCGCCCGAAATACGAACCGTTGCTGGGCGGGGTGCCGCAATGAGTCTGCTCGATCCGCGACTCTGGCTCGCGTTCCTCGTGACGATCGCCCTCAGCCTTGCTACTGGCTACGTGAAGGGCAAGAGGGACGAGAGGTCAGAAACTGAGCGCAAGCAGCTGAAGGCGATCGCGAAGGTACGCGACGACGAGCTCGAGCTGCAGCGTCTGAATAACCGATGGACCGGCGCCTATGTGGGCCGGATGACGAAGCAACAGGAGAAAGCCCGTGCGCTCCCGACTATCTCGATTGCTCATGATTGCGCTGTGCCTGCAGCTGCAGGCAGCGTGCTCAACGATGCCCAACGCCTGCCAGACGATGCCGGACCTGGATCCGGTGCTCGGCCAGCCGGCCAGGCAATTGATTCCACATGCACAGCAGAACTCAACATCTGCAAACGAAACTACGCCGAAGTCTGTGTCCCGAACGCAGAGCAATTGACAGAGCTGCAGCAACGTTGGCGCGTGATGCAGCAGCGAATCAACGGTAGGTAA